GTAAGGCTATCTAACCACTTGCTAAGTGTTTCGTGAATCATGCGGTTTACCTCCTCGGATAATCTAGCTATTCTGTCTTAACTTGTGGAGAAGCGTGGGATTGGCGCGCGGCTGTCGAAAAAAGCCCCTGCCCTGTAGCCCCTCTGTGAAGCCTCTGTAGACCCCCCTTTTGACCCCCTAATTGGGGGACATAATAGGAAGTATTGTGCAGATAAACTACCACCTGCTATTCTTCCAAGCTGCCCTGACTGCTGTCTTGTCTGACTTACGCCCATTACATACCCGGCATAGGGACTGAAGATTAGCGATGTCATGGTTGGGGTCACCTGTCACCGAAGGGGGGCGTATGTGATCTATAGTCCAGTCCCCCCCCGTTAGTTCTGCACCGCAGATAACACACTCAGGATCTAGGACTGTCTTCGCATAGGCGCGCGCTTTGTTCCACTCTTTCGAGTTGTGCCAATCCGCCAAGATCTCTCCTTAGTCCAGCATCTCTTACATGGTACTACTTCATTACCTCGAGTTGTGTGAGGGGTATCGCAGATAGGGCATTTCATGAGTCTCTAAGCCCTTGATAAACAACTACTGTCAAGTAGCTGAATGTAGCCCCGAGCAGAATCATAGTTAGCCAGGGTGCATAGGTTGTTATTAGTGTCGCTAGTAGATTTACCCCGACTAGGAAGAATGCGAGTATGACCATGCCTGCTGCTGTTTTCATAAGCGTTTGCGCTTTCTGTGTGAGCGTTGTCTTATACATAGGTTAGTTGTCTTTCTTATAGTTCGCTGAATGTAATTAATGCGCCTTGATCTGCCTCACTGCCTGCCCACACCTTATTAGCTAAGATTTGGCAGATTTGCGAATCGTCTGAGAGAAGTCCGGCTTTGTCTGCTGAATCGCCTACCGCCCTTATGAGCTTATCGAGATCGGGCTTTTGCGAAGGGTAATCTTTTGTGTTGCTCTTAGCTCGAGGCATAAAGAAAATCACCTCTAAACATACTGCGCCAGTAAGTGGCTGACATGAGCTGTTTGCTGACTCGAGTACTTCAGTTAGTGTTTTGCGCCATGCCGGAAGCTTTTTATTGCTCTCAACTATGACCGCGCGCTTGCCAATTACAAACGCATTCTTCGAACCCTGTGGCTGAGGTATCCCCGGTACAAAAACCTGAATCATCTTAGAGTCTGTCTATCAGCACGATAACAAAGAAGAAGAAGCAAACGCTTAGAGTGCCTACTCCTACGCCTGCCAAGAATACAAGTCCTGTTAGTGGTTGCCTGTTTTTTCTAGTCATGGACTCTGACCTTTTTTCCTTAGTCATCTAGTGCCTCGTTGATTAGCGTTATAAGCTCCGCTTCGCTAATTTTGTGAGTTCTGTTTGATGCTCCGTCAAATAGCCTGAAGTAGTCATAGACCGCTTTGTAAATAGCTTCTGCTTGCGTTTTTTCAGTCTGCATTTTGACCGTCTAGGATTACGTCTTCTATTTCCTTAGCAAGGAATGGATACTTGAGTGTCTCTAGAATGTCGCGAGTGTCTGCTAGGTCTTTGATTACCTTTATGATGCGCTTGCGCTCTAGCTCCACCCCGGCTTCATAGCCTTTTGTGAAATAGAGTTTGTTTTCCAGTTCGCTCATGTCGGGAATCATTAGAAAGGCGCATTCTCGAAGCCTGAAACCTGCCCCATTGTAGCGCCCTGCTGTGTCTTGCTACGAGCCTGAACTAGCTGTGCAGTTTGTAGGTGATGTTCAACTACGGTCTTTTCAACGTCTGAGTCTTTAGGCGTGTATTTTCCTATCTTCGTCGATAGCTCCCCAGTTAGCTCTATCCAGTCACCTTCTTGAAGATGCTCTGCTTGCGAGAAGTCGAACCAACATGTCCAAAGTCTTGAGAAGGGCTTTGTATAGCCTGGAACATCGTAGTTCTCCCAAACTGAGATCCTTCTACCTTCCCAGCCAATTAGGTTTACGTCTCCTGTGATTGTGATCTGTGGCATTTCATTCCCTTTTCTGTGATGAGTAATTTCTTGCTATATATAAACATAATGCTTATGTATAGTTATTAAGTTAAATGTCTATATATAGAACCTTTAATAATGCTTATATATATATCTATATATAGAAGATGTATCTTATTTTAATTTTTCCAATCTGTCGATGCAGATTTCTATCGTTTCAGCGAGATCTGTATCTGTCAAAAGTATCTTTTTCCTGAAGTCCCAAAGTTCAAAAGTGAGTTGCTTTCTCATGTCTTCGCGACCATGACCATAGCCGCGTTTGTAACCCGTTAGCCAAGTCCGCTCAGTGAACTCTTTCCAGTCTGTTTCCTGATCCATGATTCTCCTGTCTGTCAGATAGAATTACTACCGGGGGCATAGCTATCTGTGGGCTATGTCCCCTTCGCTTTTACTTTGTATCTACTGCCTTAGCCATCTCTGTAACCTGCTCTAGGAATCGCTTAGGCATTCCATGAAGCTTGGCATCGCTGTAAAGCTCTCTAAGCCCTTCAACATCACTACTTAGGGCTAGGACACTTGCGCGACCCTCAAACCCCTTTAGAGACACTGCTAGGGCTTCCTGTGATGCTGCCTGCATTTCCTCCGCGCTAGGTCTAACGTTGTGACCGTCTTTCTTGCTAGAGAACCCGAGCGTTGATAAAGCCCTGCCGATTGCGCTAGTGCTGCAATTCTCGATAAAGCTAGTTTTGTTTATTGGGCTAGAGTTTCGTGTCTCCTGGGCGAAGTCAATAGCTGCTGCCCTCATGTCTTCCCGGTCAGTGTAGACACTTGCCATTATGACAATCTCGGTTTCGTTGATTAGCTTTATCTCTGTGTGTATTCTGCCGTTTGGGTGCTTCTCCCAGAACTTTGCTATGCGGTCTGCTACTGGCTCGTAGTTGTCCATGAATCCCATTTTTACCCTCCTGTGATTTTGAGATAAGGCGCGCCGCCTGATCTGCTTTGTAACATTACAACGTTCTCGCCGTCTACATAACCGTATTTAGCGCCCTTCATGCTGCTTTGAATAACCGATTTCCTAAGTGTTGCCTGCTGCTTCCAGAACTTTTCTTGCTCTAGTGCCGATTGCAGAAGTCGGTATTCCTCGGGGTCTATTTCTATCTCTGTGTCTTCTATGTCCGGGTGCAGAATCCTAATTGCGCTATAAGTAGAATCGCTGCCTTCTATGTCTGGCTGCTCTCCTGTCCTCACAAGCTCTAGGAAGCTCTCTGCCGCCTTCATAAGTGCCTCAGCCTCTATCGGGTCATACTCAACCGTAAACTCCCTGTATTCGCCTCCTGCGACCGCGCAAAGTACACCGGGGCTATGCAAGCCTGTTACGATCATGTACCAAAGAACTTGAAGCCTGTAATGCTCCGGCAAGATAGGCATAGCGTTTCTAGAGAATTTAATCTCGAGAATGTATAACCTGCCATCTTCATCTTCAATAACGCCATCGGGATTAGCGTGGAATGACGGGTTTTTCTGTGATTCGTAAGTGTAATCTCCGGTATGAACTATTAGATGTGGGTGCATGTCCCCGAATAGTCGAGCTATAGCAGGCTCGAAGTAGTTACCTAGCTTCATAGCCATTGTGCCTTCTGTAGGCAATAGCAAGCCAGACTTCTGCGCCCATAAATACACCGCGCTAGTCCAGGGGGATTTATTCATTATCGGTGCTATGTCGCTGCCGCCGATTGCGTGAGATCTCTGAGCATGCCACTCAGGAGATCCTGCCGGGTGTGTGCCGATTAGAGTGCCGCCTAGTTTGGCAATTGTCTTATTCACTGTGATCATGTTTTGGAGCATAGCAAAGCAGCGCGACATAATTGCAGTTATTGTTTAGTCATGAACTCAGAACAAGCCTTAACTGCACTCGCAGAAGGCATTAGAAAGACCGGGGCAACTGCCTGCCAAACTTCTGATCCCGATGCTTGGTTTCCAGAAGGTGGCGTTATAAATACTAATCTAAGATCTGCAATTAGTCTTTGTAAAGTTTGCCCTGTTAGGTCGCTGTGTCTAGAGTTTGCTCTAGTGAATGATGAGAAGCATGGTATCTGGGGTGGAGTCAACACTAGGCAACGCGCTAGATTGCGAAACGCTAGAGCTTAGTGTGAAAAGTAGTCTAGGAATGGTGTAAAAAGTAGGTTAAAGACAACCGCCCCACCTTCTCAATAAAGAAAAGACGGGGCAGTGTTAATATTTTTATTTTAGCAGCTAAACGCCAGGAATGTGTGGTGGCTCTATTCCTTCGGTTACGTCTTCGTATTCTTCAGGGTTGTTTACCTCGGTGTTCTTTACTGCCATCACTGAAGCAAAGAAAGCTAACGCTGCTGCGACGCTGCTAAGTATCTGCTGCGATTGTTCGCCTGTAACTATCCCGGCGATTACCAGAAGCGGCACTAACCCGGCTACTGCCGCGTAGATTGCTTTTCTGATCTGTGGGTTGAATCTCATTTTGCGTACCTTTCCAATAGGGCTAGTGGGTCGAATGTCTGACCGTAGAAGATGTGCTTAGGCGTGTCTCCGTAAGTAAGGTGAAGATGGCTGCCGCGTGATGCGCTCCCAGTGTTACCAACGGCTGCGAACCACTTATTACCTTCCCAGATTTTAGTGCCGACCTTATGCTTGCTCTTTACCTTCAAGTGAGCAAAGCCTAGATACATAGGCATGTCTTTACCCTCATGCCAGAAGCGTAGGACTAAGCAATTACCAAGAACATCACTCCAGGTGTTTACTACTATCGTGCCTGTCTCCGGTGCTGTAATCCAAGCGCCTGTCGCTGCGCCAAAGTCTAGTCCCCTATGTGGGGTACTCCTGTTAGTTGTAGCGCCGTAGAGTGCTGTGATGCTTGCTTTAGGGAGTGGGTATCTCATAGAGCAACCTGAGAAACAACCGTTACAGCTAGAGCAGTTAGGGCAGCAGAAGCAAACGCAGTAACCCAGGCTGTTTGCCAGCGAGCCTTTTCTAGCTCTCTAATTCTGTCCTCGTGATCTTGCAGCATCTTGAACCCAGCTTTTACGTCTGCCATGTCACCTACTAGCTTTAGTAGTAACTGCTGCTGTGTGTTGCTTCTCGGTATCTGCTCTGACATTAGCCCAAAAGTGCTTTCAGGTCTTGAGTAGTTAGCCCTAGTTCTAGAAGTTTGGCTTCTGCCGCTGAGCGAGCTTCTGCTTTTTCCTGTAATTTCTTTGCTTCTATTTCTCTTTTTTGACTAGAAATTAGTTGAGCCGCGTCAAACTCTTTTAGTTCTTTAGCAGAAAACTCTTTTTTTGTTTCGATTCCTGTATCTAAGTTAATTATTATCTCTTTGTAAATAGTCATTTTACGCTCCGTAAATTCTGCAACCTGCAAAACCATCAAAAGTATCGCTCGTTACCAAGCTAATAGACGTAAAAGCAGAACCGCCTAAATCTACTACTCCTTTCATAGTAACTAATCTATCGGTTTTTGCCATAAAATTTGATTCCATAGATGTTAAGCCTCCGCCTGAAGCGTTATCAATAAAAATAGATAAACTATTGTCGCGATAGTCTATGCCGACTTGATCCATACCTGAATCGCTAACACTAAAACCGGGGGTGAAGGTATTACTTTCAGAAACTACTTGCCTGGAATAGATGTAACCACTAGAAACAGAATTTAGCCTGTATTCAAAATCCCCTGGGCTACCTGTTGAGAGATTACCTACAATAATTAGATACTTGTTGTACCCACTTAGCCCGGTTATCGTGCTAGTTGAAGAACCTGTAGAAAAATTAGTAGAAGTGATTAATGTCCACTCAGTAGCTCCACCGCCGCCGCTTGCATCTGCCCAGGCAACTTCCCCAGCTACGACACTTAGAACCTGATCATCTGTGCCAACGCCTAAGCGAGTGACCGAACTAGCGCCGTCTGCGACTATTAGGTCTTGTGCCGTCGTTACTGTGCTTTTAGGGATTGCGTCTGTGTTATCGTTGATGTTTACAAAAGCCGAGCCGTTCCAGCTTTCATATGCGTTAGTGTCCTCGAGGTAAGTGAGCATACCTTCTACCGGGCTAGGGATTGCAGTAGTCCTAGCTGCTGCATCTGCGAACACAATAACGCTCTGATTCATTAGAAAATTATTGAGATCGCTTGCCGGAA